AGAGCGGCTCGGCAGAGCGGCAGGGGCGGCAGAGCGGCTCGGCAGAGCGGCAGGGGCGGCAGAGCGGCTCGGCAGGCGGCAGGCGATTGTAGGCCTGTTTCCGCCCCATTGTGGGCCATTCTCCGAAGCGTAGGCTAGCTTACTCCCCGCGAAGTACGGGCTCAAGGCCATTCCGTAGGCCCGCCATAGGCCTATGGCATAGTTAAAGCCTTTGTTATCAGCAGGCCATACCCATAGGCATAGGCATAGGCTAGGCCTAGGCGTAGGCTAAGCCTAGGCACGCGTGGGTTCTATGCCAGAAGACGAAACCACCTTTTTTGGGTCGAGATGTTACCGTCCACTTCACCGATTTCAAATCTCGTTTTGGTTTTGAAAGTTAGGCTCTCCCTTTCACCCGGAGTATGCTGGTTCCGATGATCTGCCCGGAGTGCGGCCTGGATCTGAAGGGCCACGTCTGCCGCGCCTGCCAAGCCCGCCGCACGCGCGACGGAATGCTGCGGCACCAGCGGCGCTTCCTGCAAACCTGGCTGGCCGGCGAGATCGACCTGCGGGTCAAGCGGATCGACGGTGTGCTGCACCTGGAACTCTTCGACGACCGGTGGCACAGCTACTGCGACGCCGAGATGTTCTCCGTTACGCAGCGCGATTACGTGAGCGAACTGCCGGCCGATCTGTGCCCCAACTGCATCACAGTTTTCAATACCCTGGTGGCCAAAGCGAAGGAGGTTTGAATGATTACCTTGAAACTCTTGCTGATGATCCTGGCGGTCATCTGCTTTTTCCTGGGTGCTCTGAACGTGCAGCCGCCGCGGGGCAACTTCATTGCCGGTGGCCTGTGCCTGTGGGCTCTGGCGACGATCGTTGCCGGGTAAAGCCGTGCTATTCTGAAAGCTCGTCTTGTGATTGCCATACATCTCAAGCCCACTTTTCGGAGTGGGCTTTTTTGTTTTTGGCCCTCCCAAAGACTAGGAACTCCCGTGACTTTTTAGAATTAACGGTTTAGAATGTTCGGCAGGCAGCGCCGGGACGGCCCTGAAACCAAGTGATCACATCCCAGCATTCCCACGGGATGTTTTCACCATGCCCCTTGTCACCGAAGCCGAGCTGGCCAAGCACCTGAACCGGAACAGGACAGCCGTTCGCCTGGCTGCCGAGCAAGGCCGGCTGACGCAACGCGAAGACGGGCGGTTCGATCTTGAGCAGGCGGTCAGGGAATGGACCGAAACCACTCACCACGAGAAGGGCCACAACAACCGGGCGCCCAAGCCCGAAATCCCCACGCCCGATATTCCGCTGCGGTCTGAAACCAAGAGCACCGACTATGCGAAGGCGCGGGCCGGCACGCAGATCTACGAAGCGTTGCTGAAGAAACTGCGGTACGAAGAGCGTGCCAAGCACCTGACACCGACCGCCGATGTGGAAACCGCGCGCTTCACCGAGTTCCGCATCCTGCGGGAGGCGTGCTCCAACATCCCGGCGCGGATCGCCGCCATTGTCGCCGGGGAGACCCAGGTCGAGCGCTGCCAGCAGTTGCTGGAGGCCGAAATCAACACGGTGTTCAACGCGTTCGCAGAGGGAAAGCTTTCCACATGACGCCTTCGATGACGCTGCACGCTTCGCTGCCCGGTCTGGCCGATGCCTATGAACTGACCCGGCGGGCGTGCCGCGCGGGTGCGCGCCCCGACGCGAAGATGCGGATCTCGGAATGGGCCGACGAGCACCGCGTGCTGACCACGCGATCCTCGCCGGAACCTGGAAAGTGGCGCACCAGCCGCACGCCGTACCTGCGCGACATCATGGACTCGCTGATGGCCGAGTCGCCTTGGGAGCGCGTGGTGTTCATGTCCGGGGCGCAGGTCGGCAAAACCGAATCGGGCAACAACTGGATCGGGTACGTGATTCATCTCGCGCCAGGCCCGATGCTGGTGGTGCAGCCGACCGAGACGATGGCCAAGCGGAACTCGAAGCAGCGCGTCGGTCCGCTGATTGAAGACTCCCCGGCTCTGAGCGCCCTCGTGCGCCCAGCCAAGTCGCGCGACTCGGGCAACACGATTTTAGCCAAGGAGTTTTTAGGCGGCATCCTGGTGATGGCCGGCGCGAACAGCGGCAAGCAACTGCGCTCGATGCCTGCGCGGTATCTGTTCCTGGACGAGGTGGACGCCTACCCGCCGAATGTGGACCGCGAGGGCGAACCCTGCGATCTGGCGATTGCACGCACTAGCAACTTCCGGCGCAAGAAGATTCTGATCACTTCAACGCCGACGATTGCCGGCCGCAGCCGGATCGTCACCTTCTTCGAGCAGAGCGACCAGAATTTCTACTACGTGCCGTGCCCGCGCTGCGGCGTATACATCACCCTGCTGCCCGAGCAGTTGGACTGGTCACCCACATCCAGGCATGAGGCCAGTTACCGCTGCCAGGAGTGCGGCGGCGAGATCTTCGACCACGAGAAGACCTGGATGCTCGAGCACGGCGAGTGGCGCGCGACCGCCGAGGGCAACGGCATCACGCGCGGCTACCACCTGTCCAGCTACTACTCGCCGGTCGGCTGGCTTTCCTGGACGGCAATCATGCGAATGCGCGATAAGAGCGCCGCGTCGCCGGAAAAGATGCAGGCGTTCTACAACACCGTGCTTGGTCTACCGTGGGCCGACCAGGGCGAGGTGCCGGATATCGACCGGCTGTACGAACGCCGCGAATCCTACGTGATTGGCGAAGTGCCCGAAGGCGGGCTGGTGCTTACCGCCGGCGCGGACGTGCAGATGAACCGCATCGAAGTGGAAGTGGTCGCCTGGGGCCGGGACCGCATTTCGTGGAGCGTCGATTACCGCGTGCTCGAAGGCAACACCAACCAGCCGCAGGTCTGGCAGGAACTCGCCAAGATGCTGGACGAGGAGTTCCCCACGGCGTACAGCGGCGGCCTGCGGATTCACAAGATGGCCATCGACTCGGGGTTCAACACCATCCGGGTCTACGAGTGGGTGAAGAAGCTCGGATCGCAGCGCGTGATGGCGGTGAAAGGCGAGAGCCACGTGCCGGCGTTCGTCGGCGCACCGAACCTGATCGAGCGCGGCCCAGGCGGGCGTCTGATCCGCGGCGGCGTCCGGTTGTGGCCGGTCAACACTTCCATCGGCAAGGAGGAACTCTACCGCTGCCTCAGACTTGCCGCGCCGGATACTGCGGCGGGTGAGGAATGGCCGGCGGGTTACTGCCACTTCCCGTCGTACTCCAAGGAGTTCTTCGAGCAACTCTGCGCGGAGCAGTTGATTACGCGCACGATTGCCGGCCGCACGACGACCCACTGGGAGAAGCGCCGGGACCGCAACGAAGCGCTCGACGCCAGGATCTACGCACGCGCCGCGGCGGCTACCCTGCGCCTGGAGACGTGGCAGGAGAAGCGGTGGGCCGACATCGAACGCGCCCTGCGCGGCGGCGGTTCTGTGATCACTGGCGGGGCCCAAGGTCTGCGGCCACAATCTCCCATGCCGGCATTCCGTCCCTTAAAAGCCAACGAAGGGTTTCTGGAATGAGCGTAGCTTTGATCGGAGTCATAAACGAGGCCTGCCTTATGAGCGCCGCTGACGATATTCGCTTTTGCCCGAACTTCGCGACAGGCAAGGTCGAAATCACTCACCTGCCCACCGGAGCATCCGTCTCTCTGAGCGCGGAAGAAACCATCGAATTCGCCACCCAGCTAATGGATTTCAGGAACTATCCTGGCACCCGAACGAGAGTCATCCGGCTGGACCCGGCGGCTCTGAGAAAAGCGGCGACCATCCGCGCACATGCGAGGAACCAATGACGTTATGACACCCAACGGACGACTACCCTTTCCCGCCAGGCCGATGCCGGTTACCACCAGACTCGCCCTGCCGAAAGTTACGGACCCGGTAATCGCCGCTACCATGCTGGAGCAGGCGCAGCAGGCGTTGTTCAACCTGATCACCGGCACCCTGCCCTCGGGCATCGACAACCCCACGCTGGGCAGGGTCACCTTCAACGCCACCAACGTGGCCGACCTGCAGCGGCTCATCGATTACCTGACGGGGGTAGTCGCCGGGGCCGGCGGCAGTGGCGCGGCAGGCGGCTACGGCGGCAGAGTCCCGATCAGTTTCTTCGGCTGGCCATAACGAACGCGCTATGACGCCCAACGGCACCGCACAGATTCGTAAAGCGGGACTCTTGCAGCGGTTCTTCGGGACCGCCAGGCGGGGTGCCGTCCAATACCGTGCCCAGGGACCGGACGGCGCGGTGTCCTACGGCTACGGCCCCGGCGGCTACCGCGACGCGCCGTATACCGGCGCTTCGTGGATTCGCAAGCAGATGTCGAACTGGTTCCCGATCCGCGCGTCTGCCGACGCCGAACTGTTGGGCAACCAGGACATGCTGGTGGCGCGATCGCGGGACTTGGACCGCAACACCGGCATCGCGGCGGGAGCGATCCAGACCACAGTCGACAACGTAGTCGGGGCGAACCTGCGCCTTTCCTGCTGGCCGGACTACCGGGCGCTGGGACGCGACGCGCAGTGGGCGGAAGGCTGGGGCCGCAGCGTCGAAAGCCTCTGGAAAACCTGGGCAGATACCACGGCGGTGGATGTGGCCGGCAAGCTCACCTTTACGGGCCTGACCAGTCTCGTGTTCCGCTCGGTCCTGCAAAACGGGGAAGCCGTCGCGCTGCCGCTCTGGATGCCGCGGCCTGACTCGCAATTCAAGACCTGCGTCCAGCTGGTCGATCCCGACCGGCTCTCCAATCCTGGCAACATGACGCCGACCATGTACTTGCGAGGCGGCGTCGAAATGGACAGCTACGGCAGGCCGACCGCCTACCACATCCGCAAGATTTCCAACTGGCCCGGCATGTTCTTTCCCGCCATCGGCGGCATTGCGGGCGAGTGGGAAAAGATCCCTGCCTCCACCGTATGGGGCAGGAAGCGGGTCTTGCACGTCTACACCCAGGACCGCGTAGACCAGACGCGCGGCAAGCCCATCCTGGCTCCGGTGATGGAACAGTTCCGAATGCTCGACTCCTACATGCGGGCCGAGCTTCAGTCGGCCATCGTCAACGCGCTGGTGGCGGGCGTGATCGAAACACCGCTCGACCCCGGAACCTTGGCCGAGATGGTCGGCGGCGACCCCAACGGCTACCTCGCCAGCAAGAACGAGTACCGGGTGCAGTTGGAAGGCGGAAGTTTCATTCCCCTGTACCCCGGCGACAAAATGACGCCGTTTGCGCCGGATCGGCCGGCTCCGCAGTTCGCGGCATTCAGCGAGTTCGTGCTGCGGCAGATCGGCGTGAGCATGGGCCTGCCCTACGAGCAGCTCATGAAAGACTATTCCAAGACCAACTACAGCAGTGCCCGCGCCGCGCTGCTCGAAAGCTGGCGCTACTTCACCACGCGCCGGTCCTGGCTCACCACCTACTGGGCGCAGCCGCTGTACGACCTGTGGTTTGAGGAAGCGGTCAATGCGGGCCTGATCGACGCGCCCGATTTCTATAACCAGCGCTTATTCTACACGCGCGCCAAATGGATCGGTCCAGGCAGGGGTTGGATCGACCCGGTGAAAGAGGCCGAGGCGGCGCAGATCCGCATGGCGACGGGACTGTCCACCCTGGAGGCAGAGTGCGCGGAGCAGGGGCTCGACTACAACGACGTGATCGACCAGCGGCAGATCGAGAAACAGAGATTGCAGGAGGCCGGGTTGTGGGTGGAGCCGCCGCCCGCGAAGCCGACGGGCTTCCCGGCGGAACCGGCAGAGACTCCGGTCAGAGAGCAGGTATAACATGGCAGACGAAAGCGCGGAAGCGCCACTTACTTTTCAACTACTTTCCCTGAACGACCGCCCGTGGGCGATGCCTCGCGCCAACCTGAATGCGCTGGTGGCGACGTGCAGCCAACTGGACTTCGACGCCGTGGCTGCGCGGGCAGGCCAGCCGCTGGAGGACGCGCGCGCGGTGACCAATTATCACGGCACCGCCGTGCTCAACATTCGCGGGCCGCTATTCCGTTACCGCTCGATCTGGACTTGGCTCCTGGGCGGCACTTCGGTGGAAGACACCGCGCTCGGCCTGCACGCGGCCATCGACGATCCAACAGTGCAGCGGGTAGTGCTGGCCATCAACTCGCCTGGCGGGCAGATCGACGGAATCAACGAGTTGGCCAACATGATCCGCGCCGCCAATCAGACGAAGCCGGTGACCGCATACGTGGATGGCCTGGCGGCTTCAGGCGCGTACTGGCTGGCTTCCGCCGCCGGCAAGATCGTGGCCGACGAAACCGCGCAACTCGGCTCCATCGGCGTCCTGGCCACGGTGATCGACGACCGGGCAGCCGAGGAGAAGAGCGGTGTGAAGCGTTACGAGATTGTCTCCAGTCAAAGCCCGCTGAAGCGGACGGACCCCGGCACCGACGAGGGCCGCGCCCAGTTGCAGCAAATGGTGGATGCGATGGCGCAAGTGTTCATTCAGAAAGTGGCCAAGTTCCGGGGAACCAGTGCAGCCAAGGTAGAACGCGACTTTGGGCAAGGCGCGGTGATGCCCGCTGCCGCCGCCGTCTCGGTCGGGATGGCGGATACGCTAGGTTCCCTGGAAGCCCTGCTGGGTGCGGGCGGCGGCGAACCGGTGCGCGTGATCCGCGACCAGCCGGCGCTACGAGTCAAAACGGCGGTGACGACGGTAACAGCATCGTCGGTAGCGCTGGCGGCTGCCGCGTCGGAACCCGGCGACGATGAACCGGACGACGACGGCGACGAATGCGACTGCCCGCCGGGAGAGGAATGTCAGTGCGATGAAGCGGAGTCGGCTAACCCGGTTCCAGAAGGAGAGGGAGAATTGATAAAGCCAACCGAAGAACGGCAGCGGATCGCTGCAATACTAACCTGTGAGGAAGCCCGCGGCCGCGAAGAGTTGGCGCGCGTGCTGGCCCTCGAAACCAACCACCCGCTGGAGGCCGTCAAGAAGATCCTGACCGCCAGCCCCGTCGCGGGCGCCCCGGCGCAAGTCAATGCGCTCGAAGCCCACATGAAAGAGATCCCCAACCCGAAGGTGGGCGTGGGTGGCGATGCCGCCCAGCAGGACACCCCCGAAGCCGAGGTGCAGCGCATCCTGGCGTTCATTCCCAAGTCCCGCAGGCACGCGGTGCAGTAAGGAGGAGAATACATGGCAGCAAGTTCCAACCCTATTTCGACAGCTTCTTTCCGGTCGGACACCTTTCTATTC